TGCCCCATTTCCAGACAGATATACCACCATTATATTTTATGCTCCGGAGCCAGCCACACGTATAAATTTTGTTGTTGTAGATATGGACCGTCTGAGGGGTTGTTCCGGACGACCCGTCCGCATCCATTAGCAAGATGCCCGAACCTGCACCGTCATAGACGGTGTTTTCGTAGATCTCAATGTTGTTTGTCTGCCTGGGCATGTTGTAGCTAGGTGGTTCGTTTCCTATCTGGATTGCGCCGTTGCCATTTGCCCCCGTTCCTGCGTATTTGTGGACTGTGTTATGATGGATCTTGATGTTCTGGCAGTTGTCGGTTCGGAACCCAGAATTACATTTCTGGACAACATCATTATACCGCATCTCCCCGCCGACGACATTGATATAAAACGCACCTTCGTGCCCCATAACATCGACGTCATTATTATAATAATTCACGTTTTCAGCGTGGGTAGCCCTCAGACCATCACCGAGGGAGTCATGCAGTTTCATATCATGAACTGAAATGTTTCTCGCTGGATTCGCAACTGTCCCGGTAATGCCTATGCAGTTATGGTAGGCGTCCCCTTCACTTTCAGGCTGGTTCCATCGGTTCGCATCAATTTCGAAACCGAAAATTTCGATGTCATGGGTTGCAGTTCCGGAGCCTCCTATCTGGCCAATTATTGGAAGCATGGTAGCCCACCCTACACTATCATGGAGCTTTAGACAGGCAGTAGAGTCACCTGTTAATTTTGTATTTGAACCTATTCTCAAGTTAGTTGAATAGATATCATATGTGAACGGGCCTTCTAGGTAGACGGTGCTTCCAGGGTTTGCAGCTGCATCTTGTAGAGCAGCATTGATCTCGTCCTGGTCATTTGTGCCGTCGACAACCCTTGATGCTCCAGACCCCGAGGGCCCTACTGTATACTCTACCATCAAACCACCGATTTCGTTTTATTTGTCTGCACTTTATTTCCGTTATTGTTAACCGTGTTAATTTTTACATTGTTGTTGTACACGGTGTTGTTCGCTTTTCTGGTTGCTACTTCAGACGCCGTCATCATATTAGCAGGAGTTTTGACCTTGACATTCCCCTCCCCCGTTCCTTTCCCTCCAGAAGACGTGATGCCCAAACTGGCTCTTGTATTCCATTTCCCAGCAAGGGCTTCGAGCTCGCCTACCTGATTTATATTCGTTTTTATTGCTGTCCCTATCCTGTTCGCGGCTGAAATTGCAGCAGAAGCGGCGGCATTAGCCTGCTTAGAAACATCTATGAATGAGGCAGCATACTTTTGATTTGCTGCAGTTCCTGAACCTGATGCACCAGTGAGTGAGTTAACAGCCGGCACTGTTCCGGCGATGTTCCCTCCCATTCCTACGGCTGCACTTCCGGCTGCCCCGAAACCACCAACCATTTGATTGGTAGCTGTTAGGGTGTCTGTACCCATCCCAAGAGCCGACATCCCTGCATTGACAAAACCGTTCTGCATTTGTCCAGTTGCGGTTGTTACCTGTCCACCAGCTACCTGTGCAGAAGTACCTATATTATTATTGTCACTCCGAATGCCCTCTGCTTTTTCATGGATGCCACTACCCATATTCGAAAACTGAGAGAGAACACCATTTACAACACCCCCGACGCTTTCCAGGAAGCCCGGAGGGAACATATCAGCTATAGCTGTCTTGATACCATCCATTGCTTGGACAATGTAATTCCAGAGGATTGAGGCAGCGTTCATGATTCCAGACGCAACAATTGTGAAGATGTCCTTCATCAAATTCCATGAGTACGTTACCGCCCCTGTTTTTTCATCAAGATAAACAAGGCCAGCCGCAACGAGAGCAAGGGTTCCGACGATAAGGGTTGCCGGCCATAAAACAGTGTTGATAGCAAGCCCTAACGCGCCCATTACAGCCGTTGTCGTAATCCCGGCAGCACTCGCAGCAACAAAACCACCCCCAAGCGCGAGGGCTGCGGCTCCCCCAAGAGCCGCTACAAGGACAAATGTCTGCATAGGCTCAGACATGTTTGAAAACCCAATGGAGACAGTGACTGCAACGCCGGCAAGCTCTTTCAAAATGCCCAGTAAGCTACCAGTTTCGATCGTCATGGAAGACATATCAAATCCGACGATTTCAGCCAGGCCGTTTTTTATATTGTCCTTTATTGTGGAATACATGCCGTTAATGGATTGGCTTTGTTTTTCCATTGCCCCGGCATATTTATCATTCCAAAAAGCAAGAAGTGTGGACGCTATCATCTGTTTGTTATTCTGATCAACGACCATTACTTGCTGTTTGCCGTTTTTGTCAATAGCAATTAAAGCACGTTTACCGGCATCTTCAGCAGCAACCCCCAGCTGTTGATAATTTTTACTATTTATTTCGACAGAGTTGATCCCGTATTCTTTGAGACGCTCGTATTCTCCAGTCATAGCGTCAATAATTGCTTCAGTGGTCTGTTGTATTGATTTTCCCTGTGCGGCAGAAGCATCGCCAACACCCCTTAGATATTCCTGTGCAGACAACCCAGCGTTTTTCAGCAGGCCATCTACTTCTAAAAGTTCGGGAAATTCAAACGGAGTGCTGGCAGCAAAATCTGAAAGCCACTGAAACTCTTCTCTTGCTTTCTGTTGAGTGCCGTACAGGGTTTCGAGTTTTATAGACGCGGTTTCATATGATGCACCTATAGCCAACCCATAAGCCGTAGCCCCGGCGACAACGGTGGCAGGGACTGCAAAAGCAGAAGTTATGGCCAGCTGCATTTCAGATGACATTTCCCCTATCTGCCCCTCTGACTGTTTCAGGAGGGAGGAATACTCTGAAAAACTCGCTTTGTCAATGTGAAGGCCTGCATCTGCCCACAGCTCCCCTACTCTACCCATCAAACCCTCTTCCCTGTTTCTCTCTCATGTTCTCTGACAACTTTCATCATTGCGGCTCCGGCAGCAGCCCAACGTTTTGATTTCTCAGCTTCGGTCACGACTGGATTCTTTGGTCGCATGTCCTTCGGAAGGAACTCCTCTGTTTTATACGGGAACCGTTCGCCTTTCTTCAGATATGGTCCAATTGCTGCATTGAGCATCCAACATTTTGTATCGGCATGAATCAGGACCTCGTCTTTTATGTGCTGCTCGTGGTCCTGGATTTTGACTTCCAGCATCAGGGCGGTTTCTGCAGGAGTATACTCCCAGAACCCCGCTGGGTCTATGTCACAGAACTTATAGAGCAGCCTCTGAACCTTATCAATCAGCTCGTCGATGTCGAGGCCTGTCCAGCTTCCCCCGGATCAGTCCCCCGTGACTCAGCTTTTTTTTGCAGGCCCTTAATCTTATCCTCTGCTGTTATTGATTTCAGTTTCCGGCCGGCAGCAATAATGTCTTTGTCATAGATCCCGGATTCACAGAACGCATCAATGAGCGTTTCACGGACTTCTCCACTGCCATAACCGTTGACTTGGCAGAACTCTTCGAGTATATCCTCTGTCTCTTCCAGGGAGATTACAGGCCCATCCTTCTTCCAGTTCAGACCGATGCAATACATCTTTGAAAAGAGATCATCGTCAAGTTGGTCGGCTTTCGCAAGCTCTCCCATTTTGATTGCGAACTGGTTTTCTGTCCTGGCTCCGATAAGTTCAAAGAGTTTCCTCTTACCCTTCCACGTGAAGAGCAGTCCCTTCCCGGGCAGGATCTCAATTTCTCGCCCTACCATGCAAGATCGCCTCAAGCTCTCGCAATGAACAGATTCACAAAGCGTGTTGCTTTGTTTGCTTCCTGGACCATGATGAGAGCTTTTGCAAGTCCGCCAGCTGCAGGCCAGATCGTGGATGAGATGGTTGCAGCTGTCCCAGAGGTTAATTCTGTCCAGTTCTTTCCACCATCATAGGAGATACCGATGTAGCTCGCGGATGCAGCAGTTACCTCGATAGTATCTGTCAGGATTCCTGTCGCCTCTTCAAAAATTACATCGTTGGCTGTAGCTGGCAAAGCGGTATTCGCAAGTGCTGGAGAATACGCAATACCTGCCCCTGCTCCCTCGATAGAAGTTATGCCAGCATAAGTGGTTGAATCGTTGAACCCGCCTGTGACTTCAAGATCACAGTTGAAGAATAAGGTGTTATCGTCCTCTTCAGAAGGGAAGAATGTACTGACATATGCCTGATACTCAAAGATCTGTCCAGATTCTGCAATGGTGATCTGGATCGTGTGCTCTTTCATATCGTTCGAAGCAGCCTTCAGAGCGATCTGTCCGGCATCACCTGGAATAGCAATTCCAGCGAACGAAGCAGAGCCAGGGTCAAGGATCTTGAGACCCTTCTTCATGACCGTATCCTTCATTGTAGTGACGTTTTTGGTATCCCGTGAAGGTTTTGAGAACGGTATGCTTCCAGGAGTGACCCCGTCTATCACAATGCCGTCAATCTTGATCGTGCTTTCTGTCGTGTCAATATGTTCTTTTACCATGTTCAATCAGTCCGTTTTACGGTGTTCCTCCGTCGATATATTCAACCATCGGAGCATCAACAGTTAAGTTTTCGATTTCGAGAGAGAAATTAATCGAGTAAATGAAAGATCCGTTTTTGGATTGAGATACAAAAAACGGTTCAGCAATGGCTTTTATGCTCTTGAATCTGGTGTTTCCCAGGGTAGTATTATAAGTGTGATTCAGTAAATTATAGATTGATTCTGCCTTGGTGTGTGCTGTGGAATCGTCTAAGTCCCTAACTCTAATGCCAAGCTCGGGTCTTTTCAAAGTCATTGTTTTTCCCAGGGTTGTTTTAGAGGCCTGCCCAGCCTGAGCGATCAAGACAATACTGTTCGTGGTCGATGAATCAAAATTCTGATAAAAAATGTCTGTCCCAACCACGCCTATTCCATGGATCTGCAGATATACCCCGAGTTCCTCAAACCATGTTGTCATATCGCCTTCCCCATTTCAGTTTCGAGTTTTTTCATAAGGCGGAAGGACATCAAATTGAAAGGTGTTGAAAGATATTTCATAGATCCTACATTATGAGGCATCGGGACCTCATGAACATGAATTGCATACGCTGTAGTGTATGAAAGCCTGACATTGAACTCAGTAAGGCTGTTTTTCATAACCTGAACTCTTCCGGACCTTCGAAGGGTTCCAGTGTCTACAGGACAGTATTTCATCTGACTTTCTCGCATGACTTCATTGCACCAGTCAAGCAGACCTTGCCTACCCATCTGCTCAAATTTCTTCTGAGTTAGTGACAGATTAGCTAGACATTTCTGCAGCCCGGGCATTAGATAGACTCCTCCCCGTAATAGACGTCAACGCAAACTGGATACCCCATATGATTGTTTATCTCGCGAATCTGTACTATTTTTGATGATTGCCCGTCAGGAAGAACTATCTTGTCGTCAGGATGGATGCTTGTCCCTGCGGGGAAGGACGTCCAGGCAGTAATCAGGATGTCGTTTTCTATTTTTTTTGAGATTTTTGCGTATTTGCAGGAAAGGGTCTCTGGCGTGCCCCACGTGATTTTGTGATGTGCATCTTTCGAAACATAAGGATGCCTGGTCACTGTGGACGGAAAAAACATTTCAGATCTTCCCCATGATATACACAACTATCAATAGACCCAACTCGAGAGCAACAGCAAAAAGAACCTGATTGATCCTTGTGTTGAGGGAATCCATTTTTCCGTCAACCTTCTCAATGCTCCTACTCATTTCCATTTCGCCGTCTCTCCTATCGTTCCGCTCTTGGGTTATCAGTTCCTTTAGATCGTTTTTCAGACAGTTTCGATGCTGTTCACACTCTGACCGATACAACATTGTCGGAGGAGTGTCTGGAGCCATAATCCCTGTTTCCTGTATTTTTTAATAAAAAACACCCGGGCGTTGAATTGACTACAAAGTACGGTTGTTGCCCGGAAAACGTAAAGGTGTGGAACAACACACCATTACCGGTAATTGTCTGCATTGACGGTTCCCATCCCTGCACGAGCATACAGGACTGCATAATTCATTGACAGAATCGAATTTTGATATCTTTGAATGTATCCCTCCATCTTTTTTTCGTGAGAGTTGATCTCGTCAATGAGTCCAGTGTTCTGTTGTTCATATTCAGGAGTTTTGACAGTAGCGGCGAGTTCTCCGTTGCTCCGAGCTTTCTTCATAGTTGCAGCTACAGAGCCATGAATCCCGGCAAGGATTAGGAACGCATTCGATTCATCAGTAGCTTCCGCTATTGTCAACACTTCTCTAGAAACGCTCTGAATAATTGCATTGATGTCAGAATCACTCACCGATTCCGGATTAACATACGCTCTGACATCGTCAACCGAACATAGGACCGTTTTTCATTCCCCCGGTTACCTGCGTTTTCTTCCAGGCGGCTTTTCAGGTTCAGGTGGTTCAGCTGGATTCTCAACGGGCTCGGGGTCAGGAAGTATCAGAACAGAGTTGCCAAGTTTCAAAGCACGCTCTTCCGGGCACTCAAACACCTGCCCTTTTCGGTATGTTACTGGTTCTCCGGGCACCAGGTCGATCTGCAGCTGTGAAACTTGAACTCTTACTCTCATCTGATGCCTCCTTAGATTGCTGAGAGTTTTGTTATAGCCACGTCCTGTTTTATTCTCAATATGCCCGCGGAGTAAACGCGGCCATTTAGATCGCCTGTGTCTGGGTGTTTCGAATCCACGCCGTGCTCGGTCTTGAAATCTGATGTCAGATAGAAATCAACATAAGGCTCTCCGACCGCTTCAGTGGGGGTAATCAACCCTGTGCCTGCAGTAAGGATTGTGCTTGCAGAGAAGACTTCTCCGCCATTGAGCATATCGAGGACATCCGGCATTTCCCTTGCGCCGGTAGTGGCCCTGGAAGCCAGAAGCTGCTGGTACTGAACAGAGGACAGAGTCAGGTTCCAAGAAAGAGAGTCTACAGGGACTCCATCATCATCCATCAGTTGATATGCAGCTGAAATCGCTTTTGTCGGGTTTCCGAACGTCCCAAAGCCCAAGGACGTGCTCATATCGTTTCCTGCTCCCTGATATAGGCCGTTGATATCGTAGTTTGTCCCGTCTCTTTTGATCCCCATGATGATGGCAGTGTCCTCGACTTTTGCAGCCTGGTATCCGGCCGCAATTGCCGATGCTGCATCGATATCAATACTCCTGGTTCTCCAGGACTCAAATGATCTTCTGTTCACCCGGTAATCCTTCCAGTATACTGGGACCTTTGAATTCGTGATTGTTGCATCGATCACGTCCTCGTTTCCGTCGATGAATCCGTACGACATCAGCCCTTCGGATATCTCCGTTATTTTTCCCCAGTCTACACTGGTTATTCCGAATCCTTTTTCTTCTGTGACTTTGACAAGCTTACGCCCCTTGAGGACCTGCCTGAGTGGTGAAACGAGTTTGTCATCAACTTCTTTTGAATATGTAGCGAGAGCATTTGTCATTATATCAGACTCCTGACTACTATATCAGCTGCTGCGCTCGAAGCGTTTACGGCTTCCATGGCGATTGCAACAATCATGCCCTGAGCACCTACGGAACCAGTGACAACACCAGTTGCTGCCGTGGAGGTCACAGGAGTGCTTCCGGCCGCAAGTCCGGCTGCGGTAGCTGCTATAAGCTCACCATTTGCCCCTGCTACCAGTCTTGTGTCTTTCGCCACATTCTGTCCACTTGCGAGCCTTCCGATGATTACGAATCCGCCGCCATAGAGAACAGGAGCAAGATCATTTGCAACGTAAGCGGTTGCACGGTTTGCAGGTCTGAATTCGGGGTTCGCCTGTTCATACCCTAACCAGCCTATAGCGTTTCCAGCAGCCCCGCATACTTCAATATCGTCAGCTCCGGAGTCCAGCTCAACCAGACGGCCGGGATACATGTTAGTAGCTGTTTCCACGTTGAATTCTGTAATAAGAGGATCTCCAGCTACCAGAATTGCATTGTTTGGTTTTACAAAACCTGAGTATACCATCTTACACCCACTCCTTCTTTACCGAATCGTATCTTCCAACGCTTGTGGTTGTCTTGGAATTTGCAGGATATCTTGGCATCTGGCCACTGGCAGATATCTTAATTCCACCGAGATCTTCAGCAAGTTTTGAGAGTTCAGAGGCAGCCAGTGTCTTGTAGTCTTCAGGCTTTGTTTCAAGTCCGAGTTTTTCTCTGGCAGCTGCAAAAGCTTTGAAGGCTTCTGTGCGTTCCTGTTCTGCTTTGAGTTCGGCCTTGTACTTCTCAAGTTCAGAGGCCACGAGTTTCTGTGCTTCGTCCGTAGTCATGGATACAGCCTTAGTTTTCTCAAGAGACGCTATGAGGGTCTTCTTCTCCCCGAGCTCTTTTTCAAGAGAGGCATTTGATGCGGTCAGTTCGGAAACCTGTGTTTCCAGTGTACCTGCAGTATCAGCTTTCGGCTGAAGCTCTGCAATGAGCCTGTCCTTTTCTTCAAGCTGTTTTTCAAGCTCCCCAATTCGTTTTTCGAGATCTTGTGTGATCGGATCACCTTCTGATGAAATTAAAATAGAATTAGAAATTGACCTGAGTCCGATGAGTCCGTTATATGCTGCTGCAATAGCCCAACTCGCATCTTTCCAAGCTGGGTTTTTTACAAGCGTCATCGTTTTTGATTTGAAACCATGAGCCCAGCCCTCGTCATCTACTGTCTGAGCTTCCCCGTAGGTACTCCATCCCAGATCTTTCCATGTGCCTTCTTTGATTTTTCTTTCAGCAATGGAGTCTGTGACTTGATACCGGACTTTGATTTCTCCACCATCGCGCCATGCTGCTACAGCGTGACCTATTCTCCCGTATGGGTCTTCGGAGAAATCACATAGATGCCCTTCACCTGGACAAATCTTCAGAACAGAGGACTTCAGAGAGCTGATAGCGTTCTCTGCTTCTGCTTCTGGTACTCCCCAACCGTTGACGTTTTTTTTATCGATTGGGTAAGCAGTGCCCTCAATAAAAATAGCCATTTTATAAAGTTAACAGCGTTAACAAATATAAATTTATCTATTAAACTTTACAAAGAATAATAAGAAGAGAATGTATTCTGGTCCTGCAAGTTGAGAATAGAAAAAATATGCGTGAAAGTAATTACCGGAAAAAGTCTTTTCCCCAAGTTTCATCAAGATACTTGTCAATTGGCCTGTCATATTCTCCAGGAGGTAACATCCTGCCAGGTCGATTCATCTTTATAGGAGCTATCTTTGCTTCCTCGAGAGTTTGATTTGCCCATTTATTCAATTGTTCTTGAGTCAAGGAAGATAGTTTGCTGGAGAATTCTTCTAGTTTTTCTTGAATATTGAGCATGATCATTTCTCCAGAGGTTCAAACTGGATCCCGTGATCTCCAGGATAAGGCTTCTTATGATCGTTGTCACCTTTCCAAATTTCCTCAGGAATTCCTTCAGGAAAAGCTTCACATGTCTTTTTCCCAGTTTCAGAATAAGCTTCTCTATTGAAATGTTTGCACGGAAGACAGGTAGGACTATAGATCACTTCGTCTAGTTCCCTATCATCTATGCCTGTCATGGTTTCTCCTCAATGAATGAATAGTCTAACTTTGATATATCATTTGCTGTCCTTGTCCATACCTCGTGGAAGTGGAGAAGTTCTGCATCCTGAATACTCATTTCCCCTTTATCAATCCTACTCATGAAATCACGTCTAACTCCTGTATTATGGATCTCGTATATGGCTTTGATCTCGTCCTTCCACAGCTCCGGATACAGGTCACTTCCATCTTTCGTTTTCATCACATAAGTTCTGAATGACCCCGTTGCCCGGATTTCTTTCATAGAGTTCATGCATGCTGTCCGGATATCTTCCATAGAAAACGAGCTTGCTCTAGGGTGATTGTGGGTGAGGATAGCTCCTTTGAACAGCTTCACTTCCTCGTTTGTGAAGGCTACCTGGTTCTTAGTGCCGCCTTTCTCCAGGAGGATCTTTCCTTTTGAATCGAATACATAAGCTTTTTCAGTTTTCCTCTTCTTGATCTTCGCCTCGATGCCTCTTATTATTGTTTCAGGATCGTCTTCAGTCTTTGATGGCTTTGCCTTTGGAACTTTGGCTTTTACCTCAACACCTAACTTAGCAATTCTTTTTTCCACATCCTCATCAAAAATCCATGAAGGAACTTCCCACTTTTCATTGAAGGTATCAATTTCCTTGAAGATCTTCTTCATGGCCTTCTCGTCTATGCCTTCATCAAGAGGCTTGAAGTTCTGGCCAACAGGCTTTTTAAAGTCCCTGTTTTCATACCTCAAGGAATCATCTACTTCAGAGAAAGAAGTCAGAGGCAAAATAACTGATCTACAATTATGATGTAGTGGACACTTGTAC